ATCCAAGAGGGCCTTGACAAGCTTGGTCCACTTAAGTATGTCATCCTGGGTCCGGTGGGTCCAATTGTGTATTTGATTACACACTTTGACAAATTGAAGCAAAGCATAACTTCAGTTTCAGATGCGATAGGTAAGTTCCTTGATAGGCTCGGTCCACTCAAGTATCTCCTCTTGGGTCCCGTAGGCTTTATTATACTGTTAATAAGGAATATAGATAGACTAAAATCTGCTACATCCTCCGCTCTGACAGCAATCAAATCATTATGGGACAGGACAATCGGCTGGATAATCACGAAAATCGACGAGTTTATCACGAAAATTAAGCAAGTTTGGGATTTCATTGCTAAAAGCCCGATTGGCAAAGCCATCGAAACGGCTTTTAGTCTTACACCAGTAGGAGCGATTTTAAACGCTATTAAAATCGTTCAACCAAGGATAAAGCCCGTTATCGAAAAGCCTGAGATGGATAGGAGGTTCTACGAGGAGGGATCAGTTGTTCTTAAGGTTAAAACTCCTAAAATCAAGCCTGAAATTGAGAAGCCTGAGTTATCGTGGCTTGATCAGTTGTATCTGAGGGTTAAGCCGTTATTCGAAATGACGGGGATTCCAGAGCTCATGGGTATTGTCAAGTATATTCCAGATGTAGTTAAGCCAGAGGTGAGAAATCTTATAGCAGGTGTAACTTACATTCCGAGGTTGATTAAGCCTGAAATAACCCACGAATTGACGAGGATTACGCCAACACCTTCACAGCTCGTCAGCTCCACAGTTGTCCATCATAACTCACCAAGATATGAAATCAAACACGAGCATAAGACAATTCACATAAATCTCCCCAAGATCGAGATTCATGGTATTAAAGACCCAGACAAGATTGCTGACCACGTCGTGAAGAAAATTATCAGAAGCTTAGAAGCTCACGGTGTTTGATGTTTCTTAAAGTCTTTTCCGTTCTTTTAAAGCATGGCTGAAGAAGTCTTGCTTAATGGACGACCGCTTAAGGTTGTCCAGATTATAGATCTAACCGAATCTAAGGAGGTACCATCTCACAAAGTCGAAGAGGGTTACGATGTTTCAGATCACTTAATAAACAAGCCAGCAGAGTTCCAGATTCAGCTTGAAGTTGAGGAATCCGACTTAGAAATGGTCAAACAGCTTTACGAGTCACAACAGCCAACGGAATTCGTATGCAAGTTGGGAGTTTTTGAGAATATAGTTGTGAGAGAGTTTCATGTAACTCAAGGGGGATCGATCAACACTTACAAAGTAACTCTCAGCCTCAAGCAAATCCTCATAGCTAAATCCAAGACGGCTACTGTTAGCTTGCCACAACTACAGGTTACACCTGATGAGTCACAAGTGCCGGGTGGAGATACCGCTATATCACCACAGCCTAAACAAGTTCCTCAAGCTCCAGAACAGCCTCAAGAAAATCAAAGCTGGTTAGATAGCATTGTCACATTTTTAGGTGGGATACTCGGTTTTGGAGCGTGATAATCATGCCAACTGTTAATGTCTTCCCGTTTGATCAAAAGTTGGGCTATCCACAACGTCAGAAAGTCATGATTAATGGAGTAGCATATCAACTATTCTACAGATGGAACCATCAGGGAAACTTTGCAGTTCTGAGAATAAGACGAGTAGTAGATAACGAAATAGTTTTTGAGGGAAAACTGACAGTTAAAAACCCGTTTGAAATCAAAGACCCAAAGACACACGAAGTTTTGTTTACGATTCTGCCTTGGCAAGTCGATGAAAAAACAGCGGAGGTGTGGGTTTTTGTCTGAAAAATGGTTAAGATGGGTTGAAGTTCAAATTGGATCTCTCTTGATCACAATTGATGATCTAGATATCGAGTTCACTGTCGAAAATAATACAGATAACAAAGCAGGACAAGCCGAAATAGCGATTTACAACTTATCAGATTCTTCGAAGTCAAAGATTAAGAAGGGAGAGATTATCCAGCTTAAAGCTGGCTATCGTGACGATTATGGGATTATCTTCTACGGGACCATAGATAAGAAATGGGATGAGAGGGAAGGAGCAGATGTAAAAACAGTTATTCAAGCTTCGGACTCAACAAAACAGCTATGGCAAAGCGGTTATGTTGTGAAGAAGTATCCTAAGGGAACATCTGTTGCCAATATTGTCAGAGATATGTTTTCAATGGCAGGAGTTCCAGTCGGTAAGATCGAGGATCCCGGTGTGGTCCTACAGAAAGACATGATATTTAAGGGCTCACCTAAGCGGATAGTTGAGACGTGCTTGAATATCATAAACGGGAACATAGCTAAGGGTTGGGGTAATGTTCCTCCAGATGTTGCAATTCAAAGACTAAATCAAGATGGATGGACGGCTTACGTGAAAAATAACATGGGATATCTCGTTAAAAAATCATTTAAAGATGTTGAAGCTATTGTTCTGTCGTCGGAAACGGGCTTAATGGAAGTTATACCTGAAGAGAGCGAAGATGCAAAGATTGATTACCGGATCCGATGTTTACTCTGTTGGAAAGCCTCTCAAGACTCGATTATCAAGCTTGAATCGATCAAAGCATCTGGAGTTTTCGTGGTGAAGGAGTACAAGCACGTCTGTCGTATGGATGATTATTACTCAGAGCTTGGAGTGAAAGCCCTATGATCGCTGAGAAAATCCATAAGATGATTGAAGACTTGCTGGAGGACGTTGAAACGGTTGCACTTGGGATTATCACATATGTTGACTTAACGAAGCTCAGATGTAATGTCAAACTTAAACATAAAATCAGAGGACAAGAGATTGAGCTGTTTGACATTCCGATAGCATTCCCGAAGTTCAATGACTGTTCGGTAATTATAGCTCCGAAAGAGGGAGATGTCGTTCTCGTTGTATTCTCAAAATACGAGCTTGAAGAGCAGTTAAAGAACCGTGAACCTGTTGATGTAAACGAGCTTCTCAAATTTAACATTAACAATGCTATCGTCATCGCAGGGATTTACACATTAGTTGATTCAGTTCCTACGATCAATCAAGATGAAATCCTGATCCTACATAAGTCTGGCAACTACATAAAGTTCCAACAGGATGGCAAGATCATAATCAAGGGAGACATTTACATTGATGGAGACCTCGATTTCAAAACCATAAGAGGGACGAATGCCGACGATGGAACTTGGCATAACCCACCATAATCTCAAGTAGCCTCAACTATAGCTATGGCAATTAATCCTAACAATAAACTAAAGAGAAGCGAAGGAAAACCTCCTAGTGTGAACCCTAAATGTGCTCCAATTAAAATTCCTACAGCGGAGAAGAAGGAACCTAAAAGCAAGTAGACTTGCATATTGTTTCTCTTGCGTTTAATGATGCCAGTATGTTTTAGCACGTACATTAGGCTATACAGAGTTCCTATTGTCAACAAACCTGATTGGATTCTTATAAGCCCATCGTGAATAAGTCCAATCAGATCCATGATGATTGATAGCTCGTTGTGCTATTTAAAGTCTATTTGCTCCATGGCTCTCGATGACATGGGATTTTAAGTTCGATTCAAGTGGAGATTTGGTCATTAATGAGCTAAAGCAAGTCGAAACAGTCTCAGGCGTTGACAAAGTCAAACAAGACATTATCCATATTCTTAAGTGCATTAAGGGAACAGATACTTTTCATCCTGATTTCGGCGTCGATTGGCTCAAAATCAAGCGTTCTGGGTTCAACAGGATGCTAATTGAACACGAAATTCGCAAAGCCCTAAGCAAATACGACAAAATCAAATCTGTCGACAAAATTGAAATTTCTGAGCCTGATACTGATAGAAAAGTCAAGATTAGGCTATTTCTTACACTTGATGATGATAAAATCGACGTTGAGGTGGTTGTATGACAGAATATGGTGTTACAGCTAACGGTTTTATTCCAAAGCCCTACAGTGTCATTCTTGAAGAACTAAAGCTTCTGGCAAAACAAGAGCTTGGTGATGACATCGATCTCAGTGAAAACTCCCGATTCTTACGTTTCTTAGAGATTATAGCAAAGAGAGAAGACGAACTGTGGCAACTTGCAGAAGATGTCTACTATTCAGGCTTTATTCAGTTTGCAACTGGTGAAAGCTTGGATAGAGTTGTAGCTTTGCTTGGCATAAGACGTAAGCCAGCAACAAGAGCGACTGGAATTGTAAGATTTTCAAAATCCGGACCAACGTGGTTTGAGATAAACATACCCAAGGGAACGAGGGTTGCAACACAGGATGGCTCAGTAGTGTTTAGAACTATACAGGATGCAATCCTGCCCGGAGCTATAACACACGTTGATGTACCTGTAGAGGCAGTTGAACCCGGTGCTAAGGGTAACGTTCCAGCTAATACTATAACAAAGCTCGTGGACCCAATAAGTGGTATTGAGTCGGTCACTAATCCAGAGCCGACAACTGGAGGAAGAGATGCCGAAACTGATGAAGAATTACGTTACAGAGCTATAAAATACGCTCCTTACGCCAAGGCAACGTTACATTCGATTAAATCGGCTTTACTGCAAATCGAAGGTGTCACCGACGTTAATATTTGGGAGGATTTGGAGAGTCACAAAATAATAGCCGTTATCGCAGGTGGAAATGATGTACTTATCAATTTAACAATTGAAGATGTCCGTCCAGCAGGCATTCCAGTCCATTGGCAAAGACCTACAGCCAAATCGATTGATGTAAATGCTAAAATTAAGGTTTTAGAAGGTTATGACGCTTTAGAAGTCCAGAGTAATGTCCAGAACGCTGTAATTAACTACTTAAACGATCTCCATATCGGCGAGGATGTAATCTTTTCGGATTTGGTTAAAGTGATCCTGCAAGTTGAAGGTGTCGATGACATTGTAAGCTTAGAAGCAACGGATGGAACTAACACAATCAACAGCTTCGGGCAAAGTATTGACGTTGTTGAGACTGAAAAAGCCCAAGCCGGAACTATAACGGTAACGGTGGTTTAAAATGTCTGAGAGTGTTAAGAAAATGCTAAAGCTACTTTCTACAGCATTTAGAAAAGATCCAGACTCAAACAACTATAAAATCATCGCTATTATTGCAAGCGGATTTGACGAGCTTAAGAAAGTGCTTGAAGACGTTAGAAAAGCTCATTTTGTTGAAACAGCAAGTGGTAAGTCCTTAGATTACATCGCAAAGCTGTTTAACGTAACTCGACAGCAAGGGGAATCAGATGAAGACCTAAGAGCAAGATTATTCGTTGAATTCAAGAAATATCTCAGCTGTGGAACGAAAGATGACATACTACAGGTGGTTAAATTCTACGCAAAGCTTAGGGATGATGACTACAGAAACATACCGTTTATACCAGACAACCTGTTCATCCTTGAACCCGAGCCTGCTCATTTTGTTGTAGTTGTTCCAATTCTCAATACCTATGACGAAGAATTAAGATGTAAACTATACTCGGAGGAGTTTAGGGCTTGGTTTAAGGAGAAGCTACAATACATTGTTGATCAGGTGAAAGCAGGAGGAGTTAAGGGCGATGTCCTTATTCTCTATCCGAAATCGTCGGGATTTGATAATCAACGGCTATCGTCGGCGAAGGCATTTGCTCACGGTTATGTTAAGTCTGAAAGCTACGACAATCAAGGGCTCGCAGTAGCTCAAGTTAATGCAATTGACTGGATGCCTTCAGCTGAAAGCTACGACAATCAGGGCTTTGTTGGTGTTTTAGCAATCGTTTTGCTTGAAAAAGTAACTTCGTGTGATAATATGGGCTTGGTTGAATCGACATCACAAGCAATGCTCGAAAAAACAGAGATTTCAGATAATATGAGTTTAAACAAATCTGAAGCTCAAGCAATAGTTGAAAAAACTAACAGTTACGACGGAACGAGTCTAGTGTCGTCTAAAGCTAAGTTGTTCGTTCTGAAAAATAACACTTTCAAGGGAGGAGTTGGTAGTTCTTATTTCCCAAGTAAAATAATAACTTGTGATGGACCGGCACACTTCACAAAGCTTACTGTAAATGCATTTTGTTGTACAAGCTGTCCCGTACGAGCAAATGTAAAAGTCACATACACTGTAAACGGTGAAGAGGAAATTACAATTCTGGAGGAGACAGGAATAACACTAAATCCATCTAAAACGTTTGTAAAAGATTTAGATATTGTAATTAATGCTAATGAACGTATAATGTTCAAACTATATATGGGTACTTTTGATGAAGGTGGAGTATGTAACGATCTTTTTGAAGTTGAGGGACATTATCCCTGACTTTCATTTTTAAAGTCTAATTCAGCTTAAGCGATTATGATACGTAGTGTAATTTACAAGGACGACAGCTTTCTCGTTGAATTTGAGTTAAAAAACGAGCTTTCAGAAGCGATAAAAAATGGACATTGCATAACGAATGTCGATGAGACGCTGTTCGAAGTATTAAGATCGGGCTATTGTATAGGAGCTACAAGTGCTTCACCAGCATGGTGGGATATTAATCCCGGTCAGAAATACGTATTTACACAATGGTTAAGACGGAAATCAACAACACCTACAGGTTATTATAGATTTAAACAACCACTATTCAAGTACAAATTGGAATCTGACGCTGATACGAATCCATATAGAGCCGTTTACGGTGAACCGCCTGAAGTAATATTCGTTGATGTTCCACTCGTATTTTACTTGGATTTAGATGAAACTCGTCCTTACAACGCTGATTTTGCTAAGAATATTAAGCGAGTGTTTAGAATTGTAGATAAGCCGGAAAATGTAGATGTTATAAGAACAAGCAAATATGAATACATATACCGAATAACAAATAGCGGAGTTGCATATGATGTATATTATGCAATAATGCTTGGAGCTAATGTTATTCAAGGTCAATATTTGTACAAAGAGGAACAGGCAAATTCTGATGTTTTTGCGGAGGTTATACATTTTGGATTCAACATACCAAACCAAATACTCATTGCAAAAGCTGGGGAAACACTTAGATATTACGATTTAAGCAAAATAAACGATGGTGAAGGTGACAGCAACATAATACCTATTGTAAAAAGTGGCAACAAAGCTTTTGCACTCTTTCATTCACACAGCATATGTTACTTAAATGGAATAATCCTCGCTGAGAATAGCTGGTTTACGAGAGATGAGGTATACAACCTTATTGCAAACATCTTCGGGATATTATACTCATCAGAGTTGAAATTACCCTATTATGACTTATCTGTATCTTCCACCGAACCTCAGCAGACTTTTGAATTGCCAAATATTTTAGCAGTTTCAGTAATATACAATGACGACCTAAGAAATTCAATACAATCAGATGGCTCGCTAAGATTCACAAAGCAAGTAATATCTCAGAGATTTATGCTTTATAATGTAAGCAATCAGGCAAAAATCATAGATAGCATTAAAGTTTTGGTAGATGGGGTAACAATACACTCTGAAAGCGTTGGAACTCCTATTGGTATCTTGGGTAAGAGTACCGTCATTCTAAATAATTGTGATCTATCCCAAGTCGGCTCAACTGTTGTTAGTGGCGAAGCTGTTGGAACGGGAGATGGAACTACGAAGGAATTCTACTTGGCAAACAAGCCAGTTAAAGAAGGTTCTGAAAAGATTTACGTTAATGGAGTTAAACAGACAAGAGATCAGGATTACACGGTAGACTACGAGACTGGAAAGATAACATTCGCAACTGCTCCTGTGGATGGAGCACAAATTACAGCCGACTACATCTACTACAAGCGATTCAGGATTAGTTTCCTCGATCCAGATGGCAATGAGCTTGCATTCATAGATAGGTGGGCTACGTTCGAGTTTTGAAGTGAGGTGATGTAAATGATTGAGGAGGCTGAGTTTGTAATAACTTGTTTGAAAACGCTTGAAGCTTACACGGATAAAAACATAGACGAACTTACAAGGAAATGTGCAGTCTGCGAGCAGAAATGCGCTAATTACGAAATTGTAATGCAACATGCTCAAAACGTTGAAATCACTGTTGATAGAGATAAGATCAAGCAGAAAGTTGATGAATTTACAACACAATACATTTTGAGGAAAATAGAAGAGTTGGATGAAGATTTTGACGATTTAACGAATGAATTAAGCTACTACAACGGAAAATTACAAAACGGCGAAGAATTGGACGAATACGAAGCTCGGAGAAGAAAGTTCATACTAAAGCTTAGCGAGTGGAAGGAGATGGTTTGGGATGTTGAGGAAACGATTGAAGATGAAATAGATGCAATGTCAGCTGAAGATTGCTTAAACTTCGAGAAGAACTTAGAAAGCTTAGTTAAACAGAGATACGAAAGAGAACTTGGTGAGCTATTCGAGCAGGTTAAAAACTTGCAAGTTTAGTCTAAAATTCGGAAGTCTCGCCAGTATTTATCGTAAATTTTTTTCAATTCTTCTTCATCCTGAAAGTCATAATGCGATAAGTCAACATCCGAACCTCTTGGAATTACAAACTCTTCATCACCAACCACAT